AACTTAATGTGATTGACACCATCGCTAGAGACAACCATAAGGCTCGATTCCCACAACAATGGGCTGCTTACCAAAATAAAATTGGAAATCAGGAAGAAATCGTAGGAACTCCTGTTTCTGCATGGCCTTTAGTCAGTATGTCCCAAGCTGAAGAACTCAAAGGTATCAAATTTCATACCGTAGAGTCGATTGCTAACTGCTCTGACCAGCAATTACAGCGTATTGGCATGATTGCAGGCATGTCACCCCATGCTTTTAGAGAAAAAGCCCGCACCTACCTCAATTTGGCTAAAGATACAGCAGAAGTTGATGCCAAAAATGCTGAATTAGCACAACTCAAAGAAGAAAATGCTAAAATTAAGGCAGAAACAGATGCGAAGCTGGCTCAAATGCAAGAGCAAATGGCAGCGCTACTTGCGGCTGTGAGTGAAAAGAAACCTAGAACTCGCAAAAAAGTAACCGAGGAAGCCTAATATGTCAGCAACGATGCTCCAACTTGTACAGCAAGTTACAGCCGAATTAAACCTTACAGTACCTACCTATGTTAATGGTAATCCTAGCCAAGACACGCAACAAATCTTGGCTTTGATGAATGGCGCAGGGTATGATTTACTTAAGGAATACGACTGGCAAGCTCTCGAGAAGGAGTATCGTTTCTACACTCAATTTGTCAATGCAATTGCAACATCGGTTCAAGGCAGTTATGTATTAACCAATGTCAGCAATACTACAGGTTTAACCACACAATATTCGATTACTGGCTACAATGTCGCCCAAGATACCTATGTAGTTTCAGTAAATGGTAATACTGTCACAATGAGCCAAGAAGCCTCATTAACAGGCACAAATAGCGTTTTATTTGCTCAGACCGAGTACACTTTACCAAGCGATTTTGAGACCATTACAGACCGCACACATTGGGATAAGACAAAGCATTGGGAAATGCTTGGCCCTGAGGATGCACAGCAATGGCAATGGCTAAAATCGGGTTATATCTCAACTGGCCCTCGTGTCCGTTGGCGTATTCTAGGCGGTACTTTTCAAATCTGGCCACCAATGAATACCCAAGAGTATTTAGGCTTTGAATATCGTTCTAACGCATGGGCAGAATCAGCCGCAGGTGTGCCACAGCAACAGTTTATTAACGATACCGATACGACTTTCTTTGATAGCCGTATCATGGTGCTATATACCAAGCTCAAATACTTCCAAGTTAAAGGCTTTGACACAACCGCTTTAATGCAAGATTATCAGCGTTATTTATCAATAGCGAAAGCCAATGATAAAGGCGCACCTAACCTGTCATTTGCGCCAAATCCAAGCAAAGTGCTTATTGGCTGGGCTAATATCCCTGATACAGGCTATGGCACATGATTTTTGGTCAGCCAAAAAAGTTTAACGCTACCGTTGCGTCACTTCCCGCACCGATTGGTGGCTGGAACGCTAGGGATTCCCTTGCTGAAATGTCCCCAACGGATGCCGTTCAGCTTACCAATTTTTTTCCTACGCCTTACGATGTCCAATTAAGACGAGGATATACTAAGTTTTCGACAGGCATCACAGGTCAAATAAACACCCTAATGACCTACGCTGGAGTAAGCAGTCAAACCTTGTTTGCCGCAGCAGGAAACACGATTTATAATGCTTCATCTAGCACCGCAACTTCTAGCTTGACAGGGCTAACCAACGATAAATGGCAACATGTCAATTTTTCTAATATTAGTGGAAATTATCTTGTTGCTTGTAACGGTGCTGACCCAGTCATTATTTATGACGGCACAAACTGGATTAAGATGGCTACGACTGGCACAGCCCAGACCATCTCTAGCATTACCCATGTAGGAACATTAGCTACTTTAACAACATCATCGCCACATGGTCTTATTACTGGCAATCAAGTAACAATTACTGGTGCAACACCTACCGATTACAACGGTACTTATGTTATTACTGTTACTGGCGCAAATACATTTACCTACACAATGGCTACAACGCCAAGTGGTAATGCAAGTGTTGTGGGAACTTATGTTATTGGTTTTTATGTAACTGGCGTAAATAGCAACACTTTTGTCAATGTAAACCTATTTAAAAATAGGCTTTATTTCACCCAAAACAACTCAATGAATGTTTGGTACTTACCTACCAACGCATTGGGTGGCGCAGCGCAAGTCCTAAATTTTGGAGGAATAGCACGAAATGGTGGCTTTATTCAAGCAATGGGTACTTGGACTCTTGACGCTGGTTATGGCGTTGATGATTTTGCAGTATTTCTTACCAATATGGGTGAGGTCATCGTTTACCAAGGAACTGACCCATCTTCTGCTACGACATGGGCTTTAAAAGGCGTATTTCAGATTGGTTATATATTTAGCCGTAGATGCTTATTTAAGTGGGCTGGAGACCTTTTAATTCTAACCAATGACGGTTTAGTGCCATTGACAGCAGACCTTCAGTCTAGCCGTCTTGACCCTCGAATTAACTTAACAGACAAGATATTCCAAGCTGTAGCTACTGCTACAAGTCTTTATAGCACCAATTTTGGCTGGCAGATTATGTATTTTGCCAAACCCCAAATGCTTATCCTAAATATTCCAATTTCAGGCGGAACTCAGCAATATGTAATGCACACCATTACAAAGTCTTGGGCTAACTTTACCAATATTGGCGCTGCTTGCTTTGAAATGTACTATGACAACTGCTATTTTGGTGGAAATGGCTTTGTAGGACAGTTTTGGAATGGCGACAGCGATGCTGGCACAAACATTAATGCTGTAGCCCAACAAGCCTATAACTATTTTGATGCTAGAGGTCAATTAAAGCGGTTTTCAATGGTTCGCCCAATTATTCAGACGGATAATGGCGTACCTACCATTTTGGCTGGCATGAGCTATGACTTTGATGCTGCCAATCCACAAAATTCACTTAGTTACAATCCAGCCGTTTCACAGGTAGGTCTTTGGGACACCGCCAAATGGGACAATAATATCTGGACAGCAGGATTAATTACGACTAAGCAATGGCAAGGCGTTACTGGAATAGGCTATGCCGCCAGTTTTACCCTAAATATTGCATCGCAAAACATTGAATTACATTGGGATTCCACCGATTTTGTCATGGAAAAAGGTGCTGTTCTGTAATGCGTAGGCTTACAACGGAAAACCAAGAAAATTTAAGGAAGTGGCTGTCAGAAGTAGGAGATTTTGAATATCCTGACAATACTATGTGTATTGGGCAAGAGAAAGATGGGCAATTAATTGGAGTTGTTGGATATGACAATTTCAACCCAAATTCCTGCCAAATTCATGTAGCAACTACGGATGTTTATTGGCTTAACAAAGCCATGTTAAATGCTATTTTTGACTATCCCTTTAACATTTTAGAAGTCAAGGTTATAATCGCACCTATATGCAAGGATAATTATAAGTCCTTGAAACTGTGCCGAAAACTTGGCTTTGAACAGGTAGCTGACATCCCCTATGGACATCCAGATGGGGATTTAATAGTGATGGTTATGAAGCGTAACCGATGTGTTTGGTTACAACAAGGAGAATGAAATGGGCGGTATAGTAGATAGCATTTTTGGCGGTGGTGGCGGTTCAAGCGCACCAGCAGCGCCAGCACAACCGAATTACACCCAAGCGGCACAAGCAACTGCCGCAGGGAATATGATTGGGCAGAATACGCCCTACGGTACTTTAAATTACACACAGTCTGGTACAGATGCCTATGGCAATCCAATGTACACAGCAAACCAAACTGTTGCGCCTTCGCTACAACCTGCGGTACAAAACTCACAAAATACTATAGGAAATTTTCAATACCAGCCATTTACAGGCGGTAATTTGCCTTCTTACGGAATTAATCCAGGTCAAACTTATCAAGAAGCTGAAATGTCAATTCTTCAGCCTCAAATTGACCGCCAAAGACAACAAACATATACCCAACTTGCTAATCAAGGTATTCAGCCTGGTTCTGAAGCATACAAAAATGCAATGATGGACTTGAATAACCAACAAAATAACTTGTTAGCCAATGTAACAACACAAGGTATTGGCGTAGGCTTAAATGCCAATCAACAGCAATATGGTCAAAACCTTAATACCTACAATACCAACGCTACAACGCCATTTACACAAGCTAATGCAATTAAAGGTTTGGCAACTCCAAGCTATGTGCAAACCCCTGCTGGCCCAAATTATTTAGGTGCTGCACAAACACAATTTTCTGGTCAGCTTGGTGCTTATAACGCTGCACAAGCAAATCAAACCAACCAAATGAATGGTCTATTAGGTCTTGCTGGAACTATTGGTTCAGCATTGTTATAAAAATGCCATTAAACGCTTACATACCAATTTCAATGGGCTCGCCACAAGCGATGGACAATACTGCATTGTCACAAGCGTTAATGACACCTCAATATCCAGTTCCACAAAATCCACTTAATATGGGATTAAATACTCAGCTTGCTAAGGCATTGCGTGGGCAACATCAATCACCATTAAGCGGTTATTTTGCGAATACTTTTGGCGGTAGTGCTGGTAATGATTTGAGTGCTTATATGCCTTGGAATCAAACTGCTACTGCAAATACTTATGGAACTGACCCATATTCACAACAAAGTTTAATGCTTGCACAACAAGATGCAGGATTGACCAATTCTCCATTTACATCCAATTTTTCATTAGATAATTTGGGAAATATGTTTAATAGTTTTGGTAGTTCTGCCCCACAAGCATTAGATACAGCAGCATCAGTAGTAGGATAAGGATAAATATGGCAATTAATCAATATACTCCAACAACCATTCTAGACCCAAATTCTGAAGAATTGGCTGGAATTAATCGCCAACAAGCATTGGCTAATGCTTTGCTGACACAAGGTTTGCAAGGTCAGCCACAAGGTCAAATGGTAAGCGGATATTATGTAAAGCCATCATTTGCTCAAGCATTAAACCCAGTAGCTCAACAATTAGCTGGTTCTTATTTGGGTAAACAAGCCGATACTAAAGCACAGGAATTGGCTGCTGCTATTCGTGGCAAACAAGCAGAAGCAGTACAAAATTATTTGAGCGCACAAACCCCACAAGAGAAGTTTGCAGCAGGTACAAGTTCTTATGCGCCAGCAGAACTGCAAAAATCTGCATACGGCATGATAACTCCACAAAAACTTGGAGAGGGCGAAACATTACAGCAATTAAACTTTGGCACAGGTCAATATGCACCATTGGCTTCTGGTGGCGAAAAAACTGCACCAGAACTCAGAACCGCAGCACAGTTGCTTGGTATCAATAAGCCAGTTAGCGAATACACGCCACAAGATTTAGCTGCTATAAATGCAAAAGTAACTCAATTAAAGCAAGCTGGCGCTAATGTAATGAATGTAAACATGGGTCAGCATGGTTTTGAAAACACTCTTAAATTAGGCGAAAACTTCAAATCTGAACCTATTTACAAAACTCATCAAGAAGTATCGCAAGCATATAACCAGGTTAAAAATGCACTTTCTAGAAATGATGCTGCTGGGGATTTGGCTGCTTCTATTAAGATTAACAAGCTATTAGACCCAAATTCTGTAGTTCGTGAATCTGAAGTAGCTACTGTAGCTAATGCCACAGGATTATTGCCAAAATTAGCCAATTATGCAGCGCAAGTTGCAAATGGAACAAGATTAAATCCTGAACAACGCAAAGAATACAAAAAATTGGCAGAAGATTTTTATGCTATTTCTGGCAATCAATACAATGA